ACGACGACAAACGTGGTTCAATTTAGCAACATAGAAACATCATTCGTGGGTGCGGGTAATGTATTTTTGGGTAATAATTTAACAGTCAGCGGATTTTATTATGGTGATGGTACACAGTTGACCGGTGTAGCTCTGACTAGTGATTTGAGTGATAATTCCAGTAGGATTTCTACAATAGAATCTACTATTACTGTAATTAATTCCAATACCGGTATAAACAATACAAATCCTTTACATACTTTAGATGTAGGTAGTAACGTTTCCATTTCTGATACAGGACTAAATAAGATTTACTCGACAGGTAATATATATTCAGGTGAAAACATAGAGGCCCTGGCTGTCATAAAGGCGAGGATACTCAGAGCCGAGGCTCTTTTCTTGAAAAATCAGGTAGTAGTTGCGGAGAGACCAAGTAATGTAAGATTTACTTTATAAATTAAATTGTATTAAATTTATAAAAATGTCAGTGATTAGTGATGCCGGTGATAATGGAAATCTGTCAGAGGGTACTATATTCGGATCGATACTATATGCATCGGCAAATGGTCAACCGGGTCAGGCGGGTGACGAATTTGGAAGAGGTCTGGCGTTGAGTTTTCATTCAAATGTTTTAGCGGTCGGCGCTCCCGGGTATAATAATGAAACAGGATATGTAAATATATACAGATCATCTTTGAATGGTTCTACATACCAATGGAATACTCCAGTAACAATAACAGGTCCTCATACAACATCAAGGTTTGGTCAATCCGTAACTATGACGTGGGACGGTGATAGAATAGCAGTCGGAGCTAACGCGGTGTCGAACGTTTATATATATGATTATAGTGGTACATCGTGGAGTCAAAATTATGTAATAAATACATCTATAAATAGTTTCGGATATTCGTTATCCATAGCTGCAGATTTTGGGGACAGGGTTTGCATAGGAGCTCCTGATGTAAATACTATATATGTATATCAATTTACAGGATCTGTATGGAGTCTACACTATTCTAATACTGGTACTGATATAGTAAGTCAGGTTCCATACAACAGTACGGGTACCATGATAACTGTAGATAGCTCATACAACAGGTACGGTACATCTGTTCAAATGTCAGCATTCGGTAATGATATAGTAGTAGGCGCTCCTGGTACTAAGCTTTTACAACTCAACACCACAAATTCTGATATTTTTTCTATCACTGGTTTATCTTCAAAGGATATATATTATGAGAAAAATGGACAACAGTTCGGAGTTTTTCAATTGGGATCAGTAAGAGTTTTAAATCTCGATGGATTTTTTTGGAATACTGGTACTGTAACACAAAAGGGTCAGATTTTAATAGGCGATCCCGGTATAGTAACAGGCATTGACGTTTGGAGACATCTATATTGGAGTTTTCCAGGATTTGGATATGTTGTACAAATTGTACCGGATGGTTCTAGAATATCCGTAAGTTCACCGGAGTTTACAAATGATGATATATTCGGAGAAGGGCGTGTAGATTTATTCGATTATAACACTAATTTAACGAGTTGGGAGATGGTAAATGAGAGTATTTTTGGTGGCGGGCAACATAGGAGAGGATGGTCTCATAATTTATCATATGATGGTAGTCGTATAGCGTGTTCCCAATTTGATTATGATGATGTTGTGATTCATGTGTTAGATTGGTCTGGTAAGGAAATATACGAAACACAACCTAGAATATATTACTTTGGTGCGTCGGGTGGTAAAGACTTGGGTTATAGTACGGCGATGACGAATGGTGCGGTCACGGTAACATCCGCACCACTAGATGGACCTGGAAGAGTTTACCCTTATTCACATTTTTTGACATCTACATTCTCTGGTAATAATATTTTTGGTGGTTATATAAAGGGATCTAGTTTGTATATAGGTTCAAATAATGATAAACCTGATCCGAAACAAATATTATTTGGTGGTACAACTAAAAATGATAATTTCCACACGGCTTCTACTATAGAGAGCAGAACTTATGCCACCTCTACTCAATCGTCTGAATTACTACTTTCAAAATTAAGCACATCCGGACAAAGTCCAGCACATCCAGATATAATCAGACTGAAGGCAGTCGCAACATGTATAGACGGTTTTGATCTAGGTCGAATTGGAGTTGAAAATAGGTATGATCATAATCATATGTTCTATGTCAATAGTTTCAATCTTGTGGGTATAGGTTCCAGAGATATCACCGAGGCTAGTACATATTTAGACGTGTTTGGTGATGCTTCTATAAATTCAAAGTTTACGGTAGGTAAAGAGCGGAGTTGGGATTGGAGAGGTTTCGATAGTACGGTTCAGAGTGGGGGTTTTCATATATTCTACAACACAAAAACAAATCCCATATCATATGGAAATGTAGTATCATCTAATTTAGCATATTTATCAGATACGGCATATAATAATGCTTTTCCAACCAATATAACCTATGATTCAGTAGAAAAATCATTACTTTTTAATAGTACAAGCAATTTACAGGTTAATAATAACATTTGGGGTCTGAGATATAGATATTTGTACTCTTTATGGATTAAACCGACCGGTCTTGGTCTTGGTTTGGGTATCACTTATCAATTATTAAACATAGCTAATGAAATAACACTCTCTATAGACGAAACGAATGTTTATTTGGTGAGATCCGCATCTAGAGTACCTATAGCGTTTTCTAACACATATAGCTTTAATTTTACTAATAATGTTTGGTATAATGTAATTTTAGATATTAATGCTCAAAACGATAATCAAATTACAAAGAGTAACATATATGTCAATAACAATTTATTAGTCAATGATACTAATACAATAAACATAACACCCAATCCACTGTCTACGTTGATAATAGGTGACGGTTTTGAAGGTTATATTGGTTCGATATTATTTTCTCATGACAGCCAAAAAGATCCATCAAAACTTTACGAATACGGTCCTCCCACAGAAACATTGGCCGTTTCTGGTGATGCGTATATTTCTGGGTCTGTGAAAAGTCATAATCCAAAATTCTTCGCAATTGGTACTCCACCTTTTCCATCTATAACATCAACGGGTATAATTACAAACACGTATAATAGCGATATTGTAAATATAGGTAATTATTATTTACCCTCCGGAAATAAATTTATAGTTCCTATAAATGGTGTATATTACTTTGAAATAACGGGATCGCACGATTCAACATCAAGTTCATTTCAAGGAGATTGTGAACTAACATTTTATGTTAACGGTGTATCACAGAATGCTCTATCATCTACGAAGGTTTCAGGAGGTGATAAAATTATAAATAAAGCTACATTCATGAAAACTTTACATTTAGGTGACATAGTTCAAGCTGGTATATTAACATTAACAAACTCTACAGAATTCACAACATTAGGGGGTCATTTTAGTGGTTACTTATTACCCTAAAGAATAATATTTGATAAATTCACATTTACAATAATCGTTGTAACATTCATAATTTTCTACATGTGGTGGAGACATTTTTTCATTTTTCGTCATTATTTTTATTTTATTTATGATTTGTTTTTCATTACCGTAACCAATATATATTCCTAAATGTTTGTTTGTTTTTTTACAGAATGAATTTACAATTATTTTACTACACTCTTTATATATTGACAAACCTAAATTTTCAACTGCCAAAGTAATCATATTTAAATACTCAGATGTTTATTTATTTTGAATAACATCCATAAGTATTAATAAAACCACGGTAGCTATAAAAAACATCACGATGTTATTACACTCATCGCCCTCATCGTAATGTTTTTGAATAACTTTATGTTCATTTTCAAATTCTATTTCATAAAAATCGATGGGAGCTAAAGATAACATATTTTAATTATAATCTATATTATTTTTAGACATTAATATCTACCGATTTTTTTTTGGGTCTGCCTCTACCCTTTTTATTTACAGGAACATCGACATTTTTTACTTCCTGATCGTCATTATCATTAGATACTATATCTGATACATCATCACCATCTGATTCCTCAGCCTTTTCCTGTGTTGTATTCATTGGTGGAGGTGGTGGCATCATAATATTACCCATTAAACTCGAAATATCCAAACCACCGGTTCCTGGACCCTTCATCTGATATCCATTGGATTCTTCACTGGAAGGAGCGGAACGTTGATTATTAACCGTATTTTTAACAGCGTCCATCATATTTTGAGATAAACCCGGATTCTGTTTAAGAATCTCATTTATATTTGGCATAGCCGTCTTGAACATGCTATTGGTCAAATGAAACATCATGGCACTTCCACCGAGCATCATTATCAATTTAATCTCGGGCGCAACCTTCATCTTAGACTTGTATTTCACATACAACTCTTCAAATACATCATCATAGTCATCTACATTCTCCATAACATTCTCGGACCAACCTTCCAACTCGACGTCAAATGGATTATATCTTTTATTCAAAAACTCTATACCTGTCACACAAGCCACGAGCATTCTCCTAGAAAATTTTATAGATCTTTCCACTTCTATGCCATATGTTACCCGTTTATATTCAGTTCTTATTTCATCTATACCTGAATAAATTGTGATTCTTTTATTAATTACATGACCTTTCTTTTCAAGTCTATTAAGTTTATTTATGAGATCCGCCTTTTCCTCGTCAATACTCGTATATCCATCTGATGGCTGTTCTTCTTGTTCATTCATATTTTGAAAATCGTACTCTTGATTATCTTCTGAATCTTGAACCGACATTTCATCTTGTATATTTTGATGTTGGGAATCATCTACATTTTTATTTGGATTTGCAAAAGAGTCAATATCCTCTTGAAATGTTACCCTGGGTTTATTTATAAATTTCTTTTTCACAGGAGCTTGTCTAATGTTTATTTCGTCAAGTAAAGCCTGTTCATCTTCGTCTAACTTTATAATATTTCCAGATGAATTAGATTCTCCCCTTTCAAGTATAAGCTCGTCGTCCATACTAGTATTATTAATTATACTAAAATTAAATCTTTAACGCATTTAAAAAAAAATATTTATAAAAATAAATGAAGCTTAATAATACAAACAGAAGAATTTTATCATGGGTTGTTATTATATTTTTCGCTATAACAATCATAGGTCTCACATACAGTAATTATAAAAGTTATTACACTCCAAGAGATATAAAAATCTCACCTGTGAATGTCGATGATTTATTTAAATTAAGAACGAGTGAGAAGTGCTTACCTGGATCAACTAAAGATTCCGATGCTTACACACTTTCAAACAAGGGTGTCTGCAATGCACAGGAGACCGTCTACGGTCACGCTAGTTACGAAATAGTCGATGGTATTGGGGATGAATTAATATAAATATTTATTATATAAATGGCAATAATAACGAGTGACTTAAAATTACCAGATTATGAGAATGAGTATTATAATGTAAGTGTAGATACTTTAGGACAGTCATCTAAGAATGATTTTACAGTTTTTTTCAACATCCCACTCGAACAGGTTGTACAGGTAAGATTATTAGCGGCAAAGATAAATACGACATCTAATGTCGTGTACATGTCTATAGATCAATTAGACACTAATTTCAGTAAGAAAACCGTAGCAGATCTAGATAGCCCAAATAATAAAAACGAACTAAATAGAAACTTCGCGACAATCATAAATGATGGAACAGGTGTTGTATATTACAAAAATAACTACAATATGGCCCATCAGTACTTATTCCCAATTCAAAAGTTGGATAGACTTTCAATTAAATTGAGGGATGAAACTGGTGCAATGTTGACGGGGTCGAATGACAATTTTTTCATTTTTAAATTTATTTGCAATAAGAAAAACTTACAATAATATAAATGTCATCGGGAATAGTTCAATTGATAGCAGTTGGTGCTCAGGACGAACATATAATGGGAAATCCCGAGATTTCATTTTTTAATTCGAGTTATAAAAGACACACGAACTTTTCACAATCTTTAGAAAAGCAAACTATACAAGGATCTGTGAAAGGTAATTCAATGTCTACAGTGAGATTTGATAAAACTGGTGATCTTTTGGGTTACACTTATATGACAATCGATAATAATCAAGAAGCTTTGGATATTCAGAGATGGGATACATTGATATATAAGGTTGAACTATTGATAGGTGGTCATGTTGTAGATTCTCATGATTCTATTTTTACAGAAAAAATCGCCATCGATACATTCGCTAATAACGTATCAAAAAGTTCTAATGGTACACATCCAGGAGTCAGTGCTAGATCATTTTTTTACCCTTTAAGGTTTTTCTTTTGTGAAAACGTTCAATCGGCAATTCCTTTGGTGTGTCTACAATATCATAACGTTGAAGTGAAAATATATTGGGGACCGGATGCAGGAAACTATAATTTTGAAATGTATTCCAATTATTATTATTTAGATAATGAAGAAAGAGGTAATTTTGTAAATAAATGTCATAATATTTTAATTACACAAACTCAAAAAAATCTACCATCTAATGAATTAGTTCAGGAACTTACATTCAATCATCCAGTTAAATATATAGCGTGTTCAAATACAAGCACAAATAGCGCATTAACATCTACAAGTAATAAAGTTAAGATAAGTATTAACGGTATAGATATTGGTAATTATAAATGGGCCAGACCACACTTCATGGAAATAAGTAATTATTACCACACAAACTTCGTAACGTCACCAGATTTCTTTTTATACTGTTTCTGTTTATCGACGAGCTCTTTACAACCAACGGGTACTTTAAATTTTAGTAGATTAGATTCTGTAAAAATATTTAGTGAAAAACTAGTTATTTCCGATCCAATTTACGCTGTAAATTACAATGTACTCAGAATAAATAATGGTTTAGCGGGTTTGGTTTATGCAAATTAAAAATACAATTATATTAATATGGTAAAGAACCTGAGCACAGTCGAGAGGTCAACTAAGATTAGATTCGGTAAAAACTGTACAGATGAGCAGGGTGAAAATACCATCGTGTTCAACGCCTCAAATGAACAAATAGATACATCGGCATCAAATACAATTTTCATGCACCCATTAAAAATAGACGATAATCTGGCCTCGACAGATATTAAAATTTTAGGCTATGATAGATCTACAAAGGAAATAATCGATACAGCCGTAGTCGCATCAGCTCTTAATCCACAATCATTTACACTGGATGCTGTAGTGGCACAGGGAAATGTCACATCATCTAATCCTGTAAGTTTCCAACATCCAACTACAGCGTTTAGTACTTTATCGAATGCTGCGATAGGAGGAAATCTTAGAATAGGATCTGAAATACTATTAAATTCAGCTATAGATAATAAAATACAAGTGTCAGGAAATGTAAGCGCCACTATATTTAAAGGTGATGCAGGGTTTTTATCTAACATTCAAATAGATAAAAACCTACAACAAGTAACTGATACGGGAAACGTCACAACTGAAACCGTACAGTTTACAAACTCAGAGACTGGTTTAACAGCCAGTTCAAATATAGTCGTAGCTGGAAATGTTAATGCTGGGTACTTTGTAGGCGATGGTTCTGGTATAACTGGTCTGACGTTACAAAAAATATCGGACACTTCAAATACAACTAGCAATACTTTATTATTGACAAATGCGACAACGGGATTAGTAGCGAGTTCTAATATAAACGTGACTGGAAATGTCGTAGCAGGATATTTTCTAGGTGATGGTGGTTTACTGTCAAATATCAC